TTTGTGGAACAGCACTGCTGGCCCATTGGCTGAAGCTGTTGTAATTAACTTTGCTGTTATTCATGGTGCATCTTGAACATTGAATCATTAAAAAGCCGCATTGAATTTCTGACTGCCCAAGCCAAACAATTGGAATTAAACCTCCATGCGATTGGCGGGGCAATTCAGGACTGTCAATATTGGTTAAACGAATTGGAGAAGCCAAATGCCGCTGATCAAGTCAATGACACCCAAGGCCTTGAAAGCGAACATCAAGGCTGAAATAGAAGCTGGCAAGCCTGTTAAGCAGGCGGTTGCCATTGGCTATTCGGTCAAGCGTGAAGCGGAAAAGGCTAAGAAAGCCCCAAAGAAGAAGTAAATGCCAACCCTTGCCGACATTTATAGCGCAATCAACACTGCCAAGCGTAAGGGGTCGGATTTTGTCCAAAACCCTGTTACTAGCTTGCAGCAGATGTTGGGCAACGCAAATGACCGCGCAAGGGGTTACAACCAAGAAATGGTTCAAGCCGCCCAAGGGTTTGGCGCACCTGCTAGGGGTCAGCAGGCTACACCTGAACAATTGGCGGCGCAGCAAAGCACAATGGACACATTTGCTGAAGCCTACAACCCTGCGGGGATGGTTGTATTTCATGGTTCACCACATATATTTCAAAGATTTGATTCCAGCAAAATAGGCACTGGTGAAGGGGCGCAAATGTATGGGCGTGGACTTTACACCGCCCAAGATTTAGGTGTTGCCAAACGATTTACACCTAGAGACCCAGCCTTTGAAAACAATATATTAAAAAAATATGAGCAGGCGCAAAACGCCAATGATTACGCATCAGCGCAGATTTATGAAGATTTCTTAACTCATAAAACGCCTGATGAAATTGCTAGTTCAATGAAAGAGGCGGGATATGCAGGAAAAGATGCGTTAGCCGCCCAACAAGCATTTGATTACGCCACAAAGCAATATCAAAATCAAACCAAGGGTTCTTTGTATAAAGTTGATTTGCCTGATACCCATATACGAAGAATGCTAGATTTTGATGCGCCATTAAAAAACCAGCCAAAACCAATCCGCAACCTTGCTAAATCATTGGGTGTTGATTTAAACGATTTGGGTGGTGATTTGGTTGCTAAAATTGGCAAAGGTGAAGAGGGTAAGCAAATACTGCAAAATGCGGGAATCCCCGGCATCAAGTATTTTGACGAAATGAGCAGGGGCGACACAAAGAACGTCAGAAACTTTGTTGTGTTTGATCCCAACCATTTAACTGTACTTGAACGCAACAGCAAACCAATCAAATGACCGATACCCTGCCAGTCCTAGAAAAGCGCCCAGTAGGTCGCCCAACTTTATATGACCCTGCTTATTGCGAGACTGTCAGGGAACTAGGTCGCATTGGTAAATCCATAGAGCAAATCTGCTATCAATTGAACATAAGTATTAGAACAATTTACTTATGGAAAGATACGCACGAAGAATTTATGCAAGCCTTGGAAGATGCCAAGACATTTGAGCAAGCATGGTGGGAAGAGCAAGCCGCTGCTTACATGGTGGAAAACAAGGAAAGTGACCGATTGAACGCTACGCTGTGGTCAAGGTCAATGGCTGCAAGGTTTCCAAAGAAGTACAGGGAAAGCACAAAGCAAGAGATCACAGGCGCAGATGGTGCGCCATTGCTTACAGGTATTCAGGTGACATTTGTGAAGCCCAATGAGTGATGTTGCCAACGCGATTGCCAATGCTGAATTTCCAATCAAGCTACAAGGCTTGTTTAAGCCATCACGCTACAAGGTAACTTACGGTGGCAGGGGCGGGGCTAAGTCTTGGGGTATCGCTAGGGCTTTATTGATTAAGGGCGCAAAAGACCAGCTACGCATCCTATGTGCGCGAGAATTTCAGACCAGCATCAAGGATTCAGTCCACAAGCTACTGTGTGACCAGATTGAAGCCCTTGGATTGCTTGGCTTCTATGAGATAACCCAAAACAGCATCAGGGGCAAGAACGGCACAGAGTTCGCCTTTGTGGGTTTAAAGAACAACGTAGCCAACATCAAATCCTATGAGGGCGTAGACATTTGCTGGGTGGAGGAGGCGCAGACTACCAGCCGATTAAGCTGGAACATCTTGATCCCAACGATTCGCAAGCAGGGTAGCGAGATATGGATTTCGTTCAACCCTGAGTTAGAGACAGATGAAACCTACCAGCGGTTTGTGCTTAACCCGCCTGATGACTGCATACAGATCAAGATCAACTGGTCAGACAACCCTTGGTTTCCTGAAACGCTGAAGCTGGAAAAGGATGCACTGAAGAACCGCGACCTAGAAGCCTATAACCAAGTGTGGGAGGGCTTATGCCGCCAATCGGTGGATGGGGCTATCTTTGCCAAGGAACTACAACAGGCTGAAGTGGAGGGTAGGCTAACCCGCGTGGCTTATGACGCAACAAAGCCCGTCCACGCAATCTTTGACCTTGGTTGGTCTGATAGCACCTCCATTTGGTTCTTGCAGTTTGTGGGCATGGAAACCCGCCTTATTCGGTACATCGAGGATAGCCAAAAGACCATGAGCCATTACTTGGCAACCATGCAGACGTTTGGCTATGTGTACGACACTGTTTGGTTACCCCATGACGCTGAAAACCAAACACTAGCGGCGGCTGGGCGTTCTATTGATGACATTGTGAGGGCGGCAGGTTACAAGACGCGGATTCTGCCAAGAGTGCCAATCCTTGACTCAATCAACGCCGCAAGAACGATATTCCCAAGCTGTTGGTTTGACAGGGAACACGCCGCAGAGGGTATTAACTGCCTGCGCCACTACCGATATGAGGTTGACCTAGTAACAGGACAGTTCAGCCGCAACCCATTACATGATCACTATTCGCACGGGGCAGACGCATTCCGCTACATTGCCCTGATGATTCAAGACACACCAAAGCGCAAGCCAAAGGCACAGGTTGCAATGGCAGGCAGTTGGATGGGATAATTCCCAAAAAGGGGCAAATATGGCTTACCAAGACGCATCAGGCAAAGACGACAGAATTAACAAAGCCATCGCCTTTTGGCGGTTGGTCAATGATGCAGACTCTACAAACCGCGCAGAGGCGCTACAAGATATTAAGTTTGCCGCTGGCGATCAATGGCCTGTTGAAATACAGAACAGCAGAAACGTAGAGGCAAGACCCTGCCTAACCATCAATAAGATTGATGCCTATGTGCGACAGGTGACCAACCAACAGCGGATGCAACGCCCACGCATCAAGGTGCATCCTGTGAATAACTTGGCTGATTACAAGATTGCCCAAGTAATCGAGGGCATGACCCGCCACATTGAGGTTAACTCTAATGCTGATACCGCCTACGATACCGCGTTTGATTACGCCGTGCGGATGGGATGGGGTTATTGGAGGATTAACACCCGCTACACAAGCGAGGATTCATTTGATCAGGAAATCTACATTGACACGATTGACAACCCGTTTACCGTGTACTTTGACCCCAATTCAATCCTGCCTGATGGGTCGGACGCAGAACGTTGCCTGATCACCACAGTGTTGGATAAAAAGGTTTTCAAGGATTATTACCCTGACGCTGATGATGGCGCTAACTTTACCCAACGGTCAACAGGGGATGACACGGCAAGCTGGATCACCAAAGAAGATATTCGGATTGCTGAATTCTTCTACATTGAACGTGAACGTGCCAAGCTGTATCTGCTGAGTGATGGCACACGCCAATTTGCTGATTCGGAAAGGTTCTTTGAGCGTGTGGAAGCTGCAGGATTGACTGTGGTGGATGAACGTGAATCGTTCCGCAAGGCGGTGAAGTGGGTCAAGATGACCGCCATAGAAATCTTGGAAGAAAAGACTTGGGCAGGCAAGTACATCCCAGTTGTTCCCTGCTACGGCGCACAAGTTATCGTGGATGACAAGCGCAAGAAATATGGCTTGGTGCGGTTTGCCAAAGACCCACAGCGTATGTATAACTTCTGGCGCACCAGCATGACCGAATCGGTCGCCCTTGCACCAAAGGCAAAGTGGTTGCTAGCAGAGGGTCAAGACGAGGGACACGAAAACGAATGGGCGTTGGCTAACATCAAGTCTAGCCCTGTGTTGCGTTACAAGCAGAAAGACATTGAGGGGCAACCCGCCCCAGTGCCGACTAGACTGCAACCCGAACCGCCACCCCAAGGCATCATGGAAGCCGCCGCCGCCATTTCATCCGACTTGCAGATGGTGTTGGGCATTCTTGACCCCAACCAGTTACCAAGTGGCAACATTTCAGGCAAAGCCCTGCAAGGTCAGCAGAATCAAACTGACTTAAGCAATTTCCACTTTTACGACAACATGACCCGATCAATCAGGCATACAGGCAAAATCCTGTTGGACTTGATCCCCAAAATCTATGACACGCAAAGAGTAATGAGAATCATTGGATCGGACGGGCAACCCGACATGACCGTGATCAACGAAAAGAACGAAGTCAATGAGGTTTTGAATGATGTGACTGTGGGCGAATATGATGTGGTGATGGACACAGGGCCGGGCTTCCAAAGCAAGCGCCAACAGGCAGTTGAAGCCATGATGCCCCTGCTTACAGGCAATGAACAGTTGTTTAATATTGCAGGGGATTTGGTATTCCGAAACATGGACTTCCCCGGTGCTGACGTAATTGCTGACCGCCTTGCCGCCATGAACCCAATGGCTAATATAGATGAGAAATCAGATATACCGCCTGAAGTTCAGATGCGTTTGGCGCAGGCACAGCAACAAGTTCAGCAGATGCAACAGCAATTGCAAGCCGCCCAGTTGGAAATTAACAACCGTGGTCAGGTTGCCCAAATCCGCGAGGAGGGCGCGACTAGACGCAAACTCATGGACGTTACCGCAAGGGCGCACAACACAGAAACCATCAATGAAGCCAAGGTTAATCAAACTAACCTTAATGCAATCACTAGCCAAAACAAGACTGAAATTGACGCATTGGTCAAAATGCTTATTGCAAGAATGCCAGCCGATCAGTTGATGATGGAAATTGACCGCCTGAACGCTGAACAGCAACAGTTTGCAATGATTGGGGCGCAGGACATTTCGCACGAAGCAAACCCATTTATCAATCAACAGCAAATGCAACCACCTATGCAACAGCAGCCAATGCAGGAACAAATGCAACCGCCAATGCAACAAACATTTGAACAACCAATGCAATGATTGACACGCAAATAATTTCGTGGTAAAAACCACAAAACCTTACCAGTTGGGTCAACTGGGTGAATTCTTTGAGGAAACTCAATGTCAGAAGTAGCAGAACGACTTGCCGCCAATGTGGTGACAAGTGAAAATTTAGCTGAATTTAATGCCAAACGAATGGGTTTAGCTGATCCACTCCCAAGCGAGGCTGTCGAACAGGCAGAGCCGCAAGAGGTTGAGCAAGGACAGAGTGAGCCGACAGAGGTAGAGAACGAAGCGACAGCAACAGAGGATAAAAAACAAAATCCTAAGCTGGAAAGACGGTTTTCAGAGATAACCAAGCAACGCGAAGCCGCACGGGAAGAAGCCCGAAAGGAACGTGAAGCAAGGGAAACTTTGGAAGCAAAGGTAAGGGACTTGGAGGCTAAGTTTCAGCCAAAAGCTGATCCAGTAGCCGAATCAGAACCTTTGCCAGAGCAGTTCAGCGATATGTACGAATACGCCAAGGCGTTGACTGACTATCGAGTGGAACAGCGATTGCAGGAAGAGAAGCAAAAGGAAGTGCAGGCAAAAGCCGCCGCCGAACACGCCAAGCTAATAGACGCATGGGGTCAACGGGTAAAGGCAGCCAAAGCTGAAATGCCAGACTTTGATGACATGGTTAATTCCACAGACGTTACTGTTAGTAACGAAGTGCGAGATGCGATCTTTGAATCAGATGTTGGCCCACGCATCCTATATCACCTTGCCGAAAATCCTGACTTTGCTGTAAAACTGCAAGGCATGACCTTGACCGCCGCCTTACGAGCAATTGGGAGATTGGAAGCGCAGTACGAAAAGACTGACGCAAAGCCTGTTGTTGGGAAAAGTAAAGCACCCGCGCCGATCAATCCAATCAGATCAGCAGCCAATGGGCGTGATGTAAACCTGACCAGTGATGGTCAATTTCATGGTTCATATCAGGCTTGGAGAGCAGCACGATTGGCTGGAAAGATTCGCTAAACCCATTCTTTTAAGGAAATAAAATGAGCAACAATCTGCTTACCATCAGCATGATCACCAACGAAGCGTTGATGGTCTTGGAAAACGAGTTGACTTTCTCTAGCGAAGTCGAAAGAAACTATGACGATCAATTCGCCGTTACTGGCGCAAAGATCGGTGCTACTTTGAACGTCCGCAAACCCGGTCGTTTCATCGGCACAACTGGCCCTGCTTTGAATGTTGAAGATTTCAACGAGACTTCAGTGCCTGTCACCCTGTCCACACAGTTCCACGTTGATACCCAGTTCACCAGCCAAGACTTGGCTTTGTCCTTGGATATGTTCTCTGACCGTGTGTTGAAGCCTGCTGTTGCAGCTATTGCCAACAAGATCGACTTTGACGGTCTGACAATGGCTAAAAACAACACCGCCAACATTGTCGGTACTGCTGGCACACCTCCCACAGGTTTGATCACATACTTGACCGCTGGCGCTTATCTGGACAGCGAGGGCGCACCCCGCGATGGTCGCCGTTCATGTATCGTTGAACCTTTCACAGGCGCAACCATTGTTGACAGCTTGAAAGGCTTGTTTGTTCCCTCAGACAAGATTTCTAGCCAATACAGTAAAGGCATGATGGGTCGTGACTCAGCAGGCATGAACTGGAAGATGGATCAAAACGTGGTAGCACAAACTTTCGGTTCTTATGCAACCGCTACTTTGGCTTGCAACACCACCACTGGTACTGGCTTCATTTCAACTGGCTGGGCATCAACTTCCACCATTGCACTGACCGCTACTACAGCAACCGCTGGTTTGAAACAAGGTGATGTGATTCAGATTGCAGGCATCTTTGCAGTCAACCCACAGAACCGCCAAGCCTACGGCAGCAACAAACTGCGTAACTTTGTCGTGACTTCTGATGTAACCGTGGCAACTTCTGGCACAACTTCTGTGACCGTAAGCCCCGCCGTGATTACTGGTGGTCAGTTCCAAAACGTAAACTTGGCTACCACCAGCGCATCTGCTGTTGTGACTCCATTCAACAACACTGGCACTGTCTCTCCACAGAATATCGTGATGCACAAAAATGCTTTCACTTTAGCCTGTGCTGACTTGGAATTGCCTGATGGCGTTCACTTTGCTGGTCGCGCAAGCGATAAGGAATTGGGTCTGTCAATGCGTGTGGTTCGTCAATACACTATCAACAACGATTCGATCCCGACTCGCGTTGATGTGCTGTATGGCTGGGCTCCGCTGTACCCTGAACTTGCCTGCCGCGTTGCAGCCTAAAGGTTAATGGGGGCTTAAAACACCCCCGTTTCATCAAACAATTTAAGGAAAACATATCATGGCAAATCCCGGACCAGCAACAACCAACACAAACCACCCAACCAATTTAGCAACCAACCAAGCCCTGCGTTTGATTGCGTCTGCTCAAGGCGTAAATTTGAATGCAGTCGCAGACACTGTTGCCACTGTTTTATCTAGTGGTCGCGTTTCTGTTCAAAGCATCATTGTTACCAACGCATCTGTTGACCTGACCACAGCGCAATTAGCTGTGTACACAGGCCCCGGTGCTACTGGCACAGCGGTTAAAACCGCCTACGCCTTAACTGGTAACACCACCGCCGCCAAAGTGGTTGTGACTGCCGCTACATCTACTGATGCAGTAACAGGTACACCCCTTTACATCCGCAACACAACCGCGCAAGGTGCGGCTGCTACTGCTGATGTTTTCATCTACGGTTACGACCTGTCATTCCTGCCTTAAACAGAATGGAATAAGTGGGAAAGCCATCCTCAAAAGGGGTGGCTTTTTCCATTTGTAAGCCTATAATTCATCAAACTACTGAGGGACTAAACATGGTCAATACTTCTGTAATGCGCCCAAGCGGACGCACATATGCCCTAAATTTGACAACATCAGCCAGCGCCGCGTTGTTGATTGAAGCCACCACAAACGATCAAACCAACTATGTTTCATTGATAAACACTGGTACTGGCGTGGCGGCTGTTGAATTGTCCAATTCCAGCACAGTAACCACCCCAACAGTAGCATCTACTGGCAACAGCGGTTCATTTGTGTTGCCTCCTGCTATGACTTTTCCTTTGTTGATTGCCGCCCCTAAAGCGCCTTTCTACATCAAGGCAATTAGTTCAGGCACAAACACGTTGTATATCACTGCTTGCCAAGCTGATTAAGGGTTTGATATGGCAAATGAAGCCGCCAAAACCCAAACCATAAACATTGTCCCAGTTCAGGGGATTTTTCAGCCTGAACCGACATTCGATTTGGTCACGTTGATCGGGCCAGCGGGTACGCCTTTTTACGCCAATGTCAACCCCGATCAATCGGGTTTGAACATTACCAACAGCACAATTAACAGCACCACAATTGGCGCAACTACCCCATCCACTGGGGTTTTTACCAACATTGCTACCACCACGGGAACAATTTCAAGCGCCCCTAGTTCGCCTGATTCAATTGTGAATCAAGCTTATGTGGACGCAATTGCCCAAGGTTTGGCGTTTAAAGCGCCAGCAAACTACACCACTACAGGCAATATCACGTTGTCTGGTTTGGGTGTACAGGCAGGCGGTGATTGGAATGTGACCTTGACAGCGGGAAACCGCATATTGGTGAAAGACCAAACAACAGGTGCAAACAACGGCATTTATTTGGCGGCGGCTGGCGCATGGACGCGATCCCTTGATGCCAACACCTATGATGAATTGCTGTCTGCTTATCTGTTTGTGTTGGATGGCGTGACGTTGGCAGGGTCTGCGTGGGTGAACACTAATTTGCCGGGCGGTACTCTTGGGGTCACCGCCATCACCTTTGTGCGGTTTGCCAATACAGCGGTTTATTCTGCTGGCACGGGTCTGACCTTAAACAATTATGTTTTCAGCATCACCCCTGTAGGTACGGCTGGAACGTATGGTTCTGCCTCATCTGTGCCTGTATTTGTAACCAACGCATCAGGTCAGGTTAGTTCAGTCACCAACACACCGATTGCAATTGCAAACACGCAAGTTTCTGGGCTTGGCACAATGTCCACCCAAAACGCCAATGCGGTAGCAATTACTGGCGGTTCAATTGACGGGACAACCATTGGCGGATCAACTGCTGCGGCAGTTACTGGGACAATAGTTACAGCAAACACTTATTTCAGCGGCGCAGGAACGAATTTAACAGGCACTGCAAGCGGCTTATCCATTGGGGGTAATGCCGCTACCGCAACCACCGCAGGAAGCGCCACAAATGCCACTAATCTGTCAGGCGGTGCGGCTGGGTCAGTCCCCTATCAATCAGCGCCAAGCACAACAACATTCTTGGCGGCTGGGTCAAATGGTCAGGTTTTGACCTTGGCTTCAGGCGTTCCCTCATGGGCTACGCCAACCACAGGCACGGTTACATCGGTCAGTGGTACAGGCACAGTGTCGGGAATTTCCCTAAGTGGGACTGTTACCAGTTCAGGCAACTTGACATTGGGCGGCACATTGGATTTGTCTGCACCGCCAGCAATTGGCGGGACAACTGCCAACACGGTTAGAGGCACGACCATCACCGCAACGACAAAGTTTGTTGGCCCATTTTTTGAGGCCGCAACAAGTGCTGGCGCGGCTTTGCGTAATTCAGGCGGTACAAGTCAATTGTCTTGGGGTGCTGGTGGTGGTGATAACCTTACATTAAGTGTTTCCACCAATATCAATGGAACAAATGCACAGATTGACATTAGCCCAACGGGTACGGGTCATGTCCACATAAAACCCACAGGCGTTAATTCAGTTGAAATTGCCCCAACTTCTATTGGCACAATTAACAATATGTCTATCGGTGCAACAACTGCTGCCGCTGGGTATTTCACAACTTTATCGTTGACAAGCACATTGGCTGTTAATGGGTCAACAGGCACAAATGGACAAGTTCTTCAATCCAATGGTAC